TTCTAATGGTATAAATATTTATATACCTCTAGATGATATGAGGTCAAAAGATCTTAAAAATGAACTGATGAATCACTTTACAAAACAAGAGAATATTAGACTAGCTGATAAACTATATAGTATAATTAAGGAAACATCGTGAAAACTATAAATTTTTGTGGAGATTCTTTTTGTCAATTAGTACCTAAAGTAGATGATCGTAGTTTATCGTGGACTACACTACTAGCTGATAAATTAAATGCTTCTATCATAGGGTGGGGTAACCCTGGAGTTGCATATGAACATGCTATCCAAACCTTTGACAATACAGCTGATTATACTATTTTTTGCTGGACTGATCCTAATAGATTATATGTAAATTCTGAATATTCAGCAATGGTAGGCGAACTAGATAAGCATATGTATAATCTAGGAGGTTTATATAATAATATAGCAAAAGCTGCTTACGCTTATTATAAATATCTACATAACATACCTGTAGCTAAACAGCGTTATATAAGAGAATTATACTGGTTTGATCACGCAATTTTAAGTAACTATAAAGGAGTAACTATACACTTACCTTGTTTCGATATTTTTTATACCTTTTCTAATGGTATAAATACTAATACACCTCTAGATGCTATGAGATCAAAAGATGATAAAAATGAGCTAAATAACCACTTTACAAAGCAAGAAAATGTTAGACTAGCCGATAAAATATATAATATAATTAAGGAACATCATGAAAAGACCGACACTAAGTGAGACAAAAACATTCTTTTATCAAAATGCACCGTTTGTTATGGACGAGTATGAACAAGATAAAATAGAATATGGAGAGTTTCGCGCTGCACTCACACTTATTGACATATTTATTGACTATCAAGAACAAGAAAGGAACCTATTAAGTAATGGATAGAATTGTAAACCCACTTAATGCTGTAGGATATTCAGACTGGGGTATTAAGCGTACAATTCGTGAGGCAGAAAATGTTTCACGTTGGAATCCGTGGAAATGTCATGAATGGATGGAAGAAGCTAGAGATCGTATGGATTTAGACAATTTATTTCACAATGAGTATGATTCAGCTGTACGTCGAATCAATGCTTATTGGCGTATGCTTCCGCGATTTAGACATCATAATCCTGACGAATTTTGGAAAAGGGATAAAGTTAGCTACCCACCAACCTATCTGGAACTAATGGTAGATGATTCTGATTGGTAGAATTTTCTATTTGCAACAAACTATAAACTATGCTATTAATAAGAGGTAAATTATGTACTTTAAACTTGTGTCAAAAAATGGTTATCGTGATCTAGTAAGGAACGCGCGTCGAATATGTATTTCACAGCTGAGTGAAGAAGAAAAAAGCGCAGCTTTTGTAGAGCTGTATGAAATACTTAAGGACAAACTCTTCGAGTCTACGCGTTCACTTAATGTTGAAGCAGCTTATGCAGATCGCTGTATTCATTGGAACCAGCGTGACATTGACCAGATCAAGCCTGTGACCACTACAAGGAATCCATGGCTACGCTTCAAACGTGAGTTTGAACAGAGTTTGGATGGGAAAATGCCGTCTAAAAATATTGAGATAGCTCTGGCTTGGTTCTATGCAGCCCCGTATCGTGATGATTGGATTGCTTCCTAATACGACCGTAGGGAGTGTGCGAGCGTAGCCGGTACAGCTACGCTCTTTTTATAAGTGAATAGTATAATGACAACAAAATATGACGACATGGTATGGAAAATACTAGGTGGTATGCCTATTGAAGTATTTGATGAAGATGACGACACTGTTTGGGAAAACGAAACATGGGAGTTAGTAAAGGTTAGAACTGAAGGAGATTTTAAAGATTCAAGAGCTATTGGTTCTGCAAATCTAATAACTGCTTTGAACATGGTTCATCAGAGATTATTAGTTGATGGTACTAAATCTGATGATATAACAGCATTAAGTCACGATATTTTTAACAATATTTTAAAAAAATTTACAAAAGATAAACTAATCAGGAAAAGACCTGAAAATATAAGAAAAACATTTCAATTGGTAGATTAGTCAATGAAACTGGTTACGGCAAAACCACCCTTATACCCTAATATTACTGTAGACGAGATTCATTCTTGTCTACCACATTTGTATGAACCAGACGCTAAAGACAGAAGAGTAGCTGATAGTTTTTATTTTAAAGGATCAACCTCTTTTGAGGATGAGTTGTGCGATTATTTAGGAACTAAGCATTGTTTTGTTACTAATTCTGGGTATACTTCTATATTTTTAGCATTATTAGCTGCTGGAGTCACTAAAGATGATGAAGTAATTACTACTCCTATATCTTGGGGACAAACTTTATCTCCTATTGTACATATAGGTGCGCTACCTATATTTGCAGATATTAATCCTGATACTTTTCAAATATCATATGATGCTATTGTAAAAGCCTATAGTCCGAGGACTAAAGCTGTACTTGTAGTTAATTTATACGGTGCTTGTCCTGAATTACATAAAATACGTGCTTTTTGTGATGAACATGATCTTATAATGATTGAAGATTCTGCACAAAGTATGGGCAGAAAATATAAAAAAAACTTTACAGGTACTATAGGGCATATAGGAGCTTTTAGTTTTAATTCTGGTAAATTACTACCTATAGGCGGAGCAGGAGCTGTTGTTACTGATTCTGAAGATTTATATCATAAGATTATATACTATGGATCTAAATCTACCCATAAAAATAAAATAATAGGACATACTGATCTTTCTTTAGAAGGTTTAGATTATACTTTTTTGTGTCATCCTATTTTACAGGAAATAGGTAGAGTTAAACTAAATCAGTTAGACGAAATGAATGAAATACGACAAAATAATATGAAGTTCTTAAGAAAAGAATTGAGTGATATTAAGTCTATTCAACTACAGACTGTTAATAAAGATTCAGATATACCTGTATATATATTTAGTTTTAAAAATTTAGCGCCTATCAAATTAGACAAGTTGTTTGATCTATTTAAAAGATTTAATATTCCAAGATTTACTTATAATCCTAAACCTTTATGTGATATATCTAGTAATAGATTTCCTTGGTATACGCCATTTATTGGTTCGTGTCCTAATGCTACTGATTTATGTTCTAAAGAAGTATGTATTACCAGTTATAAATGGATTACCGAACGTCAGGATTATTTAAGACAGTATTCAGATGCTTTTCACTATTGTTACGAACAACTAGAAAGGAGACTTTAATGTATGAACATTTTAGTAGACGACCTAAAGAAATAGAAGATTTAATTATAGACAGTTGGGATACTTCAAAAGTATTTCAAAATGTATTTTCTAAAGAAGATACTAAGGAACTTATACGACTATTTAAAGTAGCACCTAAAGCTGGATCTGGCATTGAAAATTATAAAATGTTTGATGATTCTTTAAATGTTTCTGATTTTGAACATACATTAGCTAAACGGAGACCTAATCCAGGAGAAACAGCTACTGCTTGTAGTGCCCCTGTGTCTTGGGATACAGGTGCTAAAGAAATATTAGATCCAGTACTTAAAGACTGTATTGGGGACTATAAAATGATAGGCGGTAAGTTTAATATAACTTTAGGCCCCTATAGACTACATACTGATAGCGGTAAAGATCCACAAAGTAAAATATATAAACAAATTATCATACCTTTACATTGGGATAGGTCTTTAGATATATACTCTATGTTATTCGAACAACGATGGAGTGGTTGTCAGGCACGTTTTCAAAGAGGCGTAGATACTTCTTCTGACGAATCGTTCGATACACCAAGTCATATTACAATTACTGACTATGAAAATAGTGATATATTTAACTTAAACAATGCATCTTTCTCAAAAGAAGATTATAATAATTATCTAACTCATATTGATTATGAGGCGCTATGGGGATTCTCTGTTGAGCTTGCAGCTAAATGGGAGCCTCAATCTTTAATTTGCTTTGACAGATCGGTAATACACAGTTCTTGTCATTTTGCTAATAAAGAACTACAAAATAAACTATTTTTAACCATCGTAACTGAAAAACATTAAGGAAAAATAAATGGAAGTAGCACTAAAAGCAGAATTACGTAAAGAAATCTCACGTATTGTAGATCTCATGATTCAGGGTGAGGCAATTAGAGAGTCTATTAATGAACTTAAAAAAGATATTAAATCAGAATATGATATTCCTGTAGCAACTATAACTAAAATTGCTACCATTGTTCGTAAAGAGAATATGGAAGAAGAACAAGAGAAATGGGAAGAAATTAAAGAATATGTAGAAGCCTGTCTCTGATAAGTTTTGCTAATTTTTTATGAGATTTTGCCCCAGCATGAGAATTGTCTGGGGCAAAATCTTTATGTTTTTCTATATCTAAATGAAACTCTATATAATCATCTGTTAGCTCTGCTAACATAGGTTGCAAATGTGGAAAACAACAATGATGAATAATAGGTATATTAGCTCTTTTAGCTATAAGTATTTGTTTAGCTACTGCACCACTCCATAGACGTTGTACTAACTCTGGCTCTGAAAAATATAACATACCTGCTGCGTGCCACGCTGCTTTATGTTCTTTAGTATTTCTTGTATTACTTAATATTTGTTCTGATAGAATCCAATTTCTATAATACTTTTCATTCTTAAGAACATGATTAGCAATTAAAAAACCTTGCTGACATTTATTTCTTACATCCCATACTTCCCATCTATATTCACTGGTATGGCCTACCACAATCAAATCAGGTTTTAACTTGACAGCTTGTTCAATTTGTGTTGTAATAAGGTATTCAGAAGCCCCACTTTGGGCTAAATTAGTAATACTCTTACTTAATAAATAAGGATATGCTTGAGTTTGTTTCTCAAGTCCTTCTCCTTTTGTAAAACTATCTCCGCAGGCAATAATGAACATAAATAATGAAATCTTTGTAGTAGGGAACTCTTGGTCAATACCAAGTGATAAAGCACCTATTCCTGCCTTTGACCAATTAGGTCTTAAAAATCGTTGGGAAAAATTAGGAATAACTTTAGATGCTCAAGCTGAGTATATCATAAATAATAATCTTGTCAATCGTTATAAAGTTATTTGGCTAATAGGACATCATCATAGAGCAGATCCTAGAGCTAATGGTGAGTACTTACTTCCTTATGGATGGGGAAGTGAGAACGATGTGTGGGGTAAATTAGTACAAGATATTTGGTTTAAAAAAATTACACGTATGGCTTGGTATAATAGAACTAATTCTTTATTTGTAAAAGCAGTATTAGGTGAAGCAAATGTAGAAAACTTAATGTTAATTCCTATATATCGTCCAAATATCATAGATCAGCCTATGATAAAAGATCATCCTTGTGTATGGGAATATTACTTAAGAGACTTAACAGATGAATTTGCTGATGGAGAAGGTCATATAAATCAATACGGACACAATCATTTTGCTATTAGATTAGCATCGGAGGTACAAGAAAGATGGAAGATTACATTGCAGAAGAGTGGTCAGACGCAGTTGAGATCGGATTTTCTGAAGAGATAGCTAAAAAAGCTGATAAAATAGTAAAATATTGTATGACTAACTATATAAAGCATGCACACCAATGGAAATGTGATTTTGCAGGAAAACCTGCGATACTATTAAAACCTGGTGAAGGTTATGAGTGGCATTTTGATAACTTAGACTTTGCACAAAAACGATTAACTACTTCACGTCCTGGCCGTTTCTGGACTCATATGATTTATCTTACAGAAGGTAAACCTTTTGAGTTAGGTAGTTGGAATCCTGAAGGTACAAGAGTACAAGAAACAGATTTTTCTGCTCCCGAACCTGATAATATAATAGCAAGAATATATCCTAAGCCAGGAAAAACAGTATTATTTCCTTGTTTTATGGTACATAGAATACAACCTTTAGTAGATAATTATAGATGGGCATTTGTAGATTTTATAGATACTCCTAATTATTCTACTAAAACTAAAGCAGATTTAACTTCGATATTTAAAAGGTACTTTGATGAACATACTAGGAGTAAGTTGCTATCATCACGATAGTGCTGCAGCAAATATAAAAGATAATGTAATACTTGGGGCTTCTCAAGAAGAGCGTTTTTCCCGTATTAAATATGATAAAAGTTTTCCATTACACACAATCAACTGGTTAAAAAATGCTTATGAAGATTTTGATTATGCTGTATTCTATGAACAAGAAACTTATAAAAGATTTAAAAGAGATATAAGAAATATATCAAAAGCCAAACCTGTATTGGTAGATCATCACGAATCACATGCTATGAGTTCTATAATCACAACAGACTGGGATGAGTGTGCAGTAATGGTTATAGATACTGTAGGAGGTAAATTTTCTACTTCATTAGGGATATATTCTAAAGGTAAGTTTACTTGGCTAAGACGTATGCGCTATCCCAATTCTTTAGGATTATTTTATAGTGCAGCTACGAGATTTTTAGGATTACAACCTTTATCCGATGAATCACAAGTAATGGCTGCTGCAGCTTATGGTACACCTAAATGGTCTAAGTATATTAGAGATAATATTTTACACTATGATTATGAGGGAGGATATACGGTATTACAAGACTTAGAGCGTGGTATGGGCTACGGTACTTTAGATTGGGATATAGCAGCTTCTGTTCAAAATGTTACTCAAAGAATTATTACTAATATGGCTGATTGGTTACAACAAGAAACAGGCATGACTAAACTTGCCTATGCAGGAGGATTAGCTTTAAATTGCGTAGCTA